GAAGATTGTGAAGAAGGATGGTTATTGGAACTACGACAAGTCTGAGTTTGGTTCTGTGGAACCTCTGCTGGACGATGATGATGCTCTGGAAGCAATCTGGAAGAAAGAGTATTCTCTTGCTGCTGTAACTGCTCCCGATCAATTCAAGTCTTATGAAGAACTTGAAAAGCGTCTGAGGTATGTACTTGGACAGAAAGGTTCTTCTCGTTCTTCTGTTGAAGAAGAAACTGAGTACGATGATTACTCGGAGAACAATGTTGAGAGTGCTGTTGTAAAGGAACTTGAAGAGTCCTATGCTCGTTCTAAGTCCCCTTCACTTCCCGTTGTCACCAAAGAGATGGATGACGATGAAGATGATGCTCTTGCATATTTCTCTCGTCTTGCTGACGAATGATTAAGAGTAAAGTTTAATATTATCTCCTCTCTTAAGGTCCTCACTAACATACTGTGAGGACCCTTTTTTATAAGGCATAATTTCGTCCATATCATTCAAAACAACATTTAAGTATTGGGATTTTAAAACAAAAATATTTCTTTTATCGTTTTCTAGTTTTTCTTCATATTCATAGTTTGTGACTGGAACTGCTATATTTCCACTATCAACTTGTTGATCAATAAAATAATCATAAAAACTTATAGAGTATGGTGATGAAACTTGAAGTCCTCCAGGAACAATAATTACATCTTGACTATTTTTAATTTCTGTTGTTTCGTAATGATGAATACCTCCATATAGAGTTTCATAATCTCCGTATTTGGATAGTATCAAATCATCAAATTGTTGTTGAGGTAATGGCCATTCTGTTTGAATATTTACGATATTGTTGCATAAAAGAATCACCCAATCTAAACTGGAGTCTTGATAAACTTCATATGCTACATTATCTGGACGATCATTACCTTTGATCTGATACTTGGTGAAGAATGCTAAGTTTTGAAAAATATCTTCTCTTAATTTTCCTTTCTTGAATAGATTTTTAAGAGGAGCATAGTCTCCAATCTTAGCATCTGGAAGTCTGCTAACGTATTCAAAGTTTGGAACTTGGCGGAAGTAACTTGGCATTTTAGTAACCTATGTTGGTGTATCCACTACCATAATCATCATCATAAATTGGCTCAAGTTCTTGGAAAGTTAAATCAAGTTGGTATGAAACCATTGCTCCATCTTCAAAGGACATATATGTTGCTTCTGGAGTGTAATTTACATTACAATTTGTTAATGCACACTCTTTAAATTTATTTAAGTATGGATGATCTTTGTTTTTAAAAATATAAGAAATTGCAAAGGTATGTGGTGTTTGTAATAAAAATGAAGAAGTAGATCTTTTTACCGACATTGCTTGTTTAAAATTTCTAATAATTTTTCTAACTATTTCTGCTTCAGTTTTTGAACGTGGTGATAATTTAAAACTAAAGGAAAACTGACGAAGGCCTGGAGAATTAAAAAGTAATTCTAAGTTTGGATTTATGATGGTTCCAAACTGTCTTTGCATTAAATTACCTTGCCCAATAGCACTTTCTGTTAATTTTGATATAAATGCAGTTCTAACTCCACTGCCTGGTTTTGTAGCTGCTTCAGCTGATTTTTTTGCTTCTTCTGCAAAATTTCCTCCCATTATCCCAGTTTGTGCAAGATTACCAAATGCTTGTTGAATATCATTTAATTCTGATGATGACCATACAACTTGATTTGAATCTTGAATTCCTCCTGGTATTGGTAACACTATCGTTGCTAATCTCTGTCTTTCTTTAATTAAAGGTACTCCATTTTCAAGAATTACTCTTCTCAAGTTTGGATCTTGTGAACCAAAAGGTCTTAATCCAGATTGTTGATATTTTACAATTGAGAATTTGATACAATCTTGATATTCTAATTTTAATCCTTCAGGATAAATTACATCGTCATATTTTTGTCTTTGATTTTTTTCTATACTTTCTCTTTCTCCCTCAAAAAATTTTCTATCTTCATTGGTTATTGGGTCTCCTGTTTCTGTTGATGTTGCTGCATTAGAAGACCCTGATACTGCTTTAGTTTGTTCTGGTGTTAATCCTTCTTTTTTAGATGCAGTGTTTATTTGTTGTTGTGTAGTAGTTTTTAGTGCCCCTTCTTTAAGAGACTTTTGAGCATCTGCTCCAAAATATGTTTCTCCAGTAAAACTGTTCTTAGTAAAAGTAAAATCTCCAGTTGCGCCAGTTCTTGTTGCAGCAATTACTGGGGGATCTCCTGGTACTTGTTGATATAATATTTCTTGTTTTATTGAATTTGAATCTACCTTTCCATTTTGATCTAATGAATATGTGATCCTTGTTCTAGTATATAATTCTGTTTTTTGACTTCCAACAGGAGTTTTACTTTGATCACTGACAATTGTTTTAGTTGCCATCAAACTCTCTCCCCGTTTACAAGAGGATTAATGATCTCAATTTTTTGTAGAGTATGAGACATTTATAAGGAGTTTTTATTTATTTAGAAGGAATTTTGCATAAGGTATAGAAAGAAGTTCATCAAGTTCTTCATACTTAATGACGTGAAGTTGTCCTGCTATTTCTTCCCAAGTATAATTTCTTGATTCTCTCCAGTGAAAATTAATTGCTTTAAATCCCCACCGTTGAACTTCTGTACAAGCAATTAACGGGTGCTGATCATATTCAATATTTGGAGTCTTAGGATTATAAACGAACGTATAAAACTTTCCTGGTTCTGGTATCCAAGTTTTTTCTTTAAAGATATCCATAATCAAAACCATAATGTCTTCTGGATCTTTTACACTCATCCTTCCAACTTCTTGTTTGAGTTTTCTAACTCTTGCCGTTGATCCTGCAATATATTGACCGAAACCTTCTGCCATTACTTGATACCCAAATCTTCTTCTGTGATTACTTTAAACTCCAATAATCTGTCCTTACAAAACTCTTCTGCAGCTTTCCACTTTGCTTGATTCACTGCATAAGTCGTACATTCATAAAGATATGATTTAGTGACTCTACTCTTTTTTTGTGGAGGAACAGTTTGTTTTTTGGGTTTTACTTCAATTACATAAGTTTTAACTTTTCCAGATTGTTCTTTTACTTTAATAATAAAATCTGGAAAGTATCTGTGAACTCTATTATCTACTGGAGAACGATATGGAATGTAAAATTCTTCACTGCCCCATTCTAAAATATTTTCATTTAAATCACACCAACTACAGAAACGTCTTTCCCAACTACTTCTACAAATAATATTATTTGGGTCACCTTTGTATTTTTGTGGATAAGATGGTTTGTATTTACTCTTAATACTTTCTGCCATTTTCCTTAATACATAATATATACCAGTTAAAAAGTATTTATAGATGGCATCTCCGTCTCCATCAAAGAAAAGTGTATTTGATATAAAATCAAAAATATTAAGACCTGCACTAACCTCTCATTTTCAGTGTTGGTTCAATCCACCTCAAGCAGTAAAAGACTGGTTAAAGGAAAGACAAAAAGCTGGTATTGGAGTTGCTTATGAAGGTAATGAAGAATTATTTTCATTACTTTGTTGTGAAACTTCTCTACCCGGATCTTCTTTAGCAACTTTGGATATTAATAATGATTTTACTGGTGTAACAGAGAGACACGCATATCGTAGAATTTATGATGATAGAATTGATTTTACTTTTTATGTTGATCACGACTATAACGTAATTAAATTTTTTGAAAATTGGATTGGGTATATTGCAAATGAGCAATATACGGATGAAAATGGTGTAAAAAATAAAGCAATAGAACTGCCAAATTATTCTTATAAAGTGAGATATCCAAATCTTTATAGGACAGAAGTTTATGTTAATAAATTTGAAAGAGATTATAATGGAAGATATATTCGTTATAGATTTTTGCAGGCATATCCAATTAGTATACAATCAATGCCTGTGTCCTATGACTCCTCTTCTTTATTAAAATGTACAGTTTCTTTTACTTATACTAGATATTTGACTACAGGAGAATTTAATACTGAGTCGCAGAAAAACTTATTTAATAATATAACTGCAGAACAAGCTGCAGCAATTAATGCATCTTCCTATAATCCAAATCTTAATCTTGGAATAGATTATGCAAGATATAATGTAACTGGTGGAGTTAACTATGCTGCTGCATTTGCATCTGGAAATTCTGTCAATATTACTCCAGAGACTAGTGATTACAGAGATTACAACTAAATAATCATACTGAAATTCTATAGGTCATTATGCCTTTACCAAAGATTAGTACACCAACTTATGAAGTTGAATTGCCATCAACAGGAGAGACAATTCAATACAGACCGTTTTTAGTTAAAGAAGAAAAAGTATTAGTGATTGCTTTAGAAAGTGAAGACACAAAGCAAATCACAAATGCAATTAAGACAGTAATTAAAAATTGTATTTTATCAAAGGGTGTAAAAGTAGAAACACTTCCAACATTTGATATTGAATATTTGTTTCTTAATATTCGTGGCAAATCTGTTGGAGAGGAAATAGAGGTTAATATAATCTGCCCTGATGATGAAGAAACTACAACTACAGTAACTCTTAATTTGGATGATATTAAAGTCCAAAAGAATGAAGATCACACAAATAAAATTCGTGTAGATAAAAGCATTATGATGGAAATGAAGTATCCATCACTTGAGCAGTTTATTAAAACTAATTTTGATTTTTCAAATACAAATGCAATGGATCAATCATTTGAATTAATTGCTTCTTGTATTGATAAAATCTATACTGAGGATGAAGTTTGGTCTACTGCTGATGTGACTAAAAAAGAACTTAATGAATTTTTAGAGCAAATGAATTCATCGCAGTTCAAGGAGATTGAAAAGTTCTTTGAAACGATGCCTAAACTTTCTCATAAGGTCAAAGTTACAAATCCAAAAACTCAAGTTGAAAGTGAAGTTATTTTAGAAGGGTTAGCATCTTTTTTCGCATAGCACTGGTTCATATGAACCTTGAAAGCTATTTTCGTCTCAACTTTGCCTTGATGCAGTACCATAAATACTCATTAACGGAGATTGAAAATATGATGCCTTGGGAACGAGACATCTATGTTGAATTGTTAATGCAGCATCTGGAAGAAGAAAAAACAAAACAACAGCAAGTAAATGGCACTCAATTCTTCTAAAATTGTACCAGTATTAAAACCGAAGAATGGTCGTGCCTTAGTTGATGAGAAGATAGACGAAAGGATACTAAGATTACTTGGTCTTGAAGGTGTTTTTGATATTGATTATGATACTTATGCATCTCTTCTCAAAGAGAGGATGGGTGCTGCAAGAATGAGAAAGCAAACTCTTCCAACAGAAGAAGTTGAATTGCTTACAAATGAATGGAAAAAAATAAAGGGTAAGAAAGGTAGATTTAAAGTCAAAAAGATCACTGCAGAAAGTTTTAAAAAAGGTACTGCAGTTGGAATGAATTTGGGAAAACAAAAATTTCTTGGTGGCATAAAACCACTAGCACTTCCTCAAGCAACAGATAAGATGGTTGGGAAAAATGATATTCAAGAAATTATAGATTTACTTGCAGAAATTATTAAAAATTTAACTCAACAGAATAAAACACAAAAAGATTCAAACGAAAGAGCAAGAAAAGAGGGTGAAAATGCAAAGAGAGCACTTGCTGAATCAAAACTAGAAAAAGGATTTGCTCTTGCAATTAAAACAGCAGAAAAGGTTGTTGCTCCAGTGAAATCAATGCTTAAAAGAATCATTGATTTCTTTATGGTTATTTTCTGGGGTAAAGTTTTTCTTAAGTTGTTGGATTGGTTTGCAGATCCAGCAAACAAGAAAAAAATTGATTCCTTGTTTAGATTCTTTGGTGATCATTGGCCAAAACTTCTTGCACTTTATCTTAGATTTGGAACAGGATTTGGTAAGTTTGTTGGTGGATTGACAAAACTGGTATTTTTTGGGGCAAGAAAGTTGCTTCAAACTGTTGCTCAAATGGTGGGAGCAAAAGGAGCAGCAAAATTTCTTGGAGGTAAAGGTGGTAAATTAGTTGCAACAGGATTATCAGTTGCAACAACAGTTGGAACCACAATGGCTCTAAGTGAAGGAATAGAAAATTTTGTGGGACAAGGTGAAGATAAGCAACCAAAAATGCCCGCATTTAAAGGTGGTGGATTTGCAAACTTTAAGAAATTGTTTGGGATGTTTGGTGGTGGTTCTTTTAATCCTGGATATGTAAGTGGCGAAAAAGGTGTAGATAAAATTCCTGCGATGCTAACTGATGGTGAATTTATAATGTCTCGTGGTGCTGTTGAAAAATATGGTGTGAATACTCTGGAAGCAATGAATGCTGCAGGTGGTGGCACGAACAGACCGAAAATAATGGGTGGAAAAACATACGCTCAAGGTGGAGGATTGATTGGTTCTTTGAGTAGATTTTTGCCCGGAACTGGAACTGTAATGGCTCCACAGGGAATGAACTTAATGTATCAAAATAAACTTCTTGGAGTTAATGTAGGAGAAGTCAGGTTACCTTTAACTCAAACATATTCCCAACAAGATGTGGAGAGATACAATAAAGATCCAAAGTCCCCAAGCACTCTTGTTAAGTTTGGATATGGTCCTTTAGCAAATAGGCACGTAAGTGTTCCTAAAACTAAAACAGCAACACAAACTTCTCCTTCCAAACCACAACCTACACCTTCATTGCAACAAAATACTCAGGGACTCGCTGCTAGATTAAGTAGTAGAAGTGAAAGGCAGCAAAGTGAAATTAATAGACTACTGGGGCGTAATGATAAAACTATGACCTGGGGAGAGTCTCAAAAAATAATTGGAGAAAAATATGGAATGAGCACTCGTGGTGAACAGATGAAACAATTAAAGCAACAAGGTCTTCTTGGTGGTCAAAAAGAACCAAGATATGCTCAAGGTGGAATGGTATATTCGCCAAAGACAATTAATCAAATGTCTTTGAATTTATCTACAAATCAATCAAAAGAACCAAGGTATGCTCAAGGTGGAATGGTGCAGTCACCAATGCAACTATCAAAAATGCCTTTAAGAGCAAAAAATATTACTCCTCCATCTGCTCCACCTGTACTTGTTTCTACGACAAGTAAAACAAGCACGACGATGCCTTCTATACCATCATCACCAGGAGTTCCAAAAGCTCCATCATTTAATTCTATTCATAGTAATAATGAGAGAAAGAGAATACTTGCAATTCACGGAGTAGCATAATCATAAACTATGGAACCTAAAGCACTTCCTCCTGCAAAAATCAGTCCAGCAAAACTTTTAAAGGGAAGTCCTTTAATACCTACTGTGAAAAGAATTAGTGCTAAGTCGATCGTTGATGATAATCGTTCTCTTGAACTAGGAATTGTTAAAAGGCAAGTGATTCAAATTAGTGATTTAATCAAAACTAATACGATATTAAAAGCAAAAGAAGAAGAAAGAAAGAAGAAAGAAAGTGAGAAAAAAAGATTTGCTGAAAGAGAAGAAAAACTTGAAAAACCAAAAGAGGATAAAGGTGATAAAATAAAATTACCTTCATTGCCTCGTTTAGGTTTTCTTGATAGAATTAAGAAGTTTTTATTTAATATTTTTCTTGGTTATATTTCACTTCGTTTATTACCGTATCTTCCAAAACTTGCAGGAGTTGTTAATACAATTGTAAAAGTTCAGGATACTGTGATTGATGTATCTGGTAAAATCTTAAATGGTTTGATTTCTTTTGTTGATAAAGCATATGAGGTTCACGACAAAACAAGAAAATTTTTAGGAAATCTTGGAGGAGAAAACTTTACCAAAGCATTTGATGGATTTGTTGGTGCGATGGATAAAGTCATCACAGCATCTATTATTGCTGCGATTGCTTTTGGTGAACTTCGTGATAGGGGTTATCCTGATGATAGAGGGAAAAAACCTGGAAAGAGACCAAAAGTAACAACAAGTCGGGGCGGAGAGGCAGGTAAACCAAATATTAGAAATCCATTGCGCCAACGTCCAAAAGTAACAACGGGAAAAGGTGGTAAACTTAGATTACCTAAGGGCATAAAATCTCGTGGTGGATTATTGGGATTAATGTTTCTCATTCCAGATCTTATAGATTCTGGAATGTTAGTATCTCAAGGGAGAGGTAAAGATGGATTAAGAACTCTTTTAAGTGCTGTTGCTGGAACCGTAGCTGGTATAGGTGCGTATTCTGCAACAATTGCTGGTGCAGGTGCTTTAGGTGCAACAGGAGTTGGTTTACCCACTGCTATTGCTCTTGCTGTTGCAGGATTTGCTGCATCATCTCTAGCAGGGAATGCTGCATATAATTTAGCTGATGCTGCTCTTAGAAAAATGGGATTAGTTGATAAAGATCCCAAAACGAATAAACCATATCAATATGCGGGAGGTGGATCTGTAACAAGAGGTGGAAAATATACCGGTCCAATCAAAAGAACCATACAAAAATCACAAGCAAAAAGAACTTTAAAGGTAAAACCAACAGAAGTTAAACCAGGTCAATCTGTTGGTGGTAAGGATAAGATTGAAAAAATATTCCCTGAAGTTGAGTCAAAAGACCAGACAAAAAATGTAAATCCACTTGGTTATATGAAGAGTTCTTATAAGACAGCATCTTCAACACCAGGACTAGGTGGATTGTTTGGTATTATGATGAAGGCACAACTTGGTGAAAGACCATCTAGTGCAGATTATCAAAGTGCGGCAGATGGATTAACTGCTTGGATGCAGAGAACTGTTGGTGGAGGAATTCAAAGAACTGTAGGTGCATTTGCTCAAGGTGGAGAAGTTGATGCTGGAATGTTTAGCAATAGTACGGATATGAAAAATGTAATTGCAAAAGCACTTCAAGATAGTGTTACTCCTAAAGTTGATGATATACTTAATGATTTGAAGAAACAACTTGAATTGAAAGTAATTGAAGGTAAAGCAAAGGAGGGAGCAACACTTTCACCAGAGGATGGAGACTTTTCAGTTAGTGGTGGCACAGAAGATTTTTGGACTTTGGTTGCAGTTGCATCAAGAGAAGATGCCGACCCCCAGGGAAGTGCTGATGTTGCACAAACAATTTATAATCGTCTTGCATCTGGTGCATATACTGGAAAGACAATTAAACAACTCATAACAGCAAGAAACCAATATCAACCAACTTGGGATTATCCAAATGGACCTACTCAAGGAAGTGGTAATCCAAATCCAGAGTGGTTGGCCATTCGAGATGCAGAATCAGCTGCTGCAGCTGCTGGTATGGAAGTTGGTGCAATAAAAAAAGTCGCAGCCAACATATTAAATCCTACGTTACAAAAAAATGCCAGAGATTTTATACAGGGAAGAACTGATTTCAAGGCACAAGGACAAGGTGTAACTGGTATCAGTAGATCTGCAAGAGGAAATGTTTTTGGATGGCATTATAATTATAAAGAAAATAAAATTGCAAGTGTTCCTAATTTTGGTGCCACTGTTGCATCTCGTCCTGGTGGAGGTTTTGATATTAAACTAGGAACAAGTAAATTTGGTATTGTAGAGTACATAACTGGTGATAAATCTCATCCAAATTTTGAGTTGTCGGGTCACGGGCTTCCCAGTAATTATCACGATCATATTGCTTTCTCTAATATTCAAGAAAAGGAGATGGCAAAAAAATTACTCTCATCTTTTGGAATTAAAATAGGAAGTGAACTTCGTCCTGGAGATCCAGGATATCACGGAAAAAATTTGGCGATTGATATACCAGGGTATCAGTGGGGTGGAACTGGATCTATTGGTGAAAAGGAATATGCAGGTTCTAGAAAAGTTAGACAAATTTTAGGAATCGGAAGTCAAAAATTTGAAAAAGGTGGAAAAGTTCACGGTTTTACTAGAGCAATACTTGGAGAAAAAGGTCCAGAGTTTGTAATTGATGCTGATTCAACCAGAGCATTGGAAGAAAACTATCCTGGTTTCTTGAATGCATTAAATAAATCAAATTATCAAGGAGCATTGAATGTAATAAGAAGTTATGCTTCTTATGAACAAGGTGCAACAATTCGTGCGATTGTAGATGAGAAGTTAATTCCTGTTCCAATCCCTGTTGGTTCTTCTCAACAATCTTCAATGATGGTGTCTATATTTGATGAAGTAGAAGATTATATGGCATCAAGTTATAAGGGTAAATAATAGAATAGGAGTTTTATTTCAATGCAAGAGAGTACTAGAAATTATTCTATTGATAAGTTCATAATCAATCCCTCAGCAGGAAGAAAAACTTCTCCAATTGATTTGGGTGCAAGTGGAACAACTATTACTGACTTTTATTATTATGAAAGTATTTTGAATGAGACGATTAAATGTAGTGTAACTTATAGTGATATTGGAAAATATTCTGTTGCAGATGGTGTTACAAGCACTGTTATAGATGGAATGCCTTTAGAAGGTGGAGAGGATGTTGATATCACTTTTAAAGATATGAATCACGATGCAACTTTAAAATTAAAGATGCAGGTGAGATCAATTAATCCATTATCAAAAGACACTGTAAGATCATTAGCAACTCTTGATCTAATATCTGAAGAGGGTATTCGTAATTATAAAAAGGTTGTAAATAAAAGATATGATGGAAAAATTTCTGACACTGTTACAAAGATTTGTAGGGAGTTTTTGCAGACCGAAAAAGATTTAGATATTGAAACGACAGATAATAATTACAATATCATATCAAATAATTGGCATCCATTTTATATTCTTCATTGGTTGTCAGGTAGATCCATTCCAAATATACAAGGTGCAAAAGGAAACACTGCAGGATTTTTCTTTTTTGAAACCTCAGAAGGATTTAAGTTTAAATCCATAGATGGAATGCTTTCTGAGACTGGAACTGGTGGAAATAAAAAGAATGTAAAAAAATTCATATACAATCAAACTGTTGATCTTCCTGTTGATTATGATGCAAAAATTCTTGAACTTGATCCACCAAATCCAAGTGGAGATATTATAAGAAAACTAGAAGCAGGAACCTACTCTACAAGAACAATCTTATTTGATCCTTTTGATTGTTATTATGAAGTTATAAATCCAAATTCACAATCTTCTGTATCAAGTAAAGCATCTGAAGAGAACCTTCAAAAAGCAGGAAAGAATTTACCAAAAATAAATCCAAAATTTAATATTGAAGGACAAAACAAGGATTTTTCAAAAACAAAATATCATTTAATTGATAGAGGAACATTACCATCTGGAGATACAAAAAAACAAATAGAAAAATCTAAAGATCAAAATTTTGATCCAAAGAATATTTTGAATCAGTCTTCAATGAGATATAATCAACTCTTCTCATCAAAAACTACAATTACGATTTATGGTGATTTAAGTTTGCACGCAGGAGATTTGATTTGGATAGACCCACCAGAACTATCAAATAAACAAACTCAAGGACTGGATAATTATCTTGGTGGATATTATATTATTGCAGATCTCTGTCATTATTACAATTTATCAACGGGATGCTTTACTAAGATTACTGCAGTGAGGGATTCCACTGGAAAAAAAGGAAATCCCACCTATAATCCTTTTTAAAATTGTTAAATAGTAAATAATACCTTACCAATATGGAAAGTGTAGAGAAGCACATAGAGTATGATAAAAAAATATTAGATGATCCACTAACATCTCCTCAAGCAAAACGCCATATTGAGGATGAGTTGGCTGCACTTGAAAGATGGACTCAAAAACATCCAACCAAACATCACGATCCAACGGCATTAGAATTATATTGTAATGATAATCCTAATGCACTGGAATGTAGAATTTATGAGGACTAATGAGTTTATATAATCCTGGGTTTCTTGGTGAACATTTTAATTGGTGGATAGGGCAGATTGCTGATGACTCCACTTGGAGGGATAATATACTGCCTGGAAAATTTACAGACAGAAATAGTATTGTTGGATGGGGATATCGTTATAAAGTAAGAATTATTGGTCTTCACGATCAAGATGAAGAATCACTTCGTTCTGAAGAACTTGCTTGGGCACAAGTGATGTATCCAGTGACGGCAGGAGGTGGACAATCTTCTGCATCACAAACTCCAAATCTTCGTCAAGGAAATTTTGTATTTGGATTTTTTCTTGATGGACAAGATCAACAAGTTCCAGTCATTATGGGAGTTCTGGGCAATAATGCTCAGACAACGTTATCTAACAAAACAGCACTCACTGGAGGAAAGAATTTTAGTCCTCAAAGTGGATTTGCAAATACTCAAGAACCAAAGGTAAGAGATAAAAAGGAAAAAGTTCCTGATGAAGAGAAAGTCATTGTAAAACCAAAGACACCAGAGCAGACATCAGAATGTGCTCCTGCTCCACCAAATGTCTTTGTAAATGAATATGGTCTTCGTTCAGATAAGTCTCTTACTTCTACTCAACTTGCAGATGCTCAAAGTGCAAGAGCAGAGGCAGATCAAAAAGGATTAACTGGTGCAGAAAGAGATAATTATGTTCAACAAAAAGTAGCACAAGGAATTAAAAATCGTTGCAGAGAAGCAAGTTCTCCAGCATCATTATCTCAACCAGGAGCAACAAAAGAAAGTACAAATGCAGTTCACCAAATAGGGGCAGGAGATAAAAAAAGACAAGATAAGTATCAAGAAAGAATTCCTCTCTTGAAACCAGATGACAAAGTTGGATCTGCAATCAAAGCGATTCAAACAGTATTAGATAATTTACTACAAGAAATATCAAAGTATTTGAATGCTCTTAAGTGTTATGCAGATGCAGTCTCAAGTATTATAAAAGAAATACTAAGTTTAATTTCAAAGGCTGCTTGTATTATTGCAAAATATATAAAAATAATTTTTGATAAGATTATGGAATATGTTTTGAAGTTATTAAACAAAGAATTATCTAAAATTGTTTCTGCAATGCCTTCAAGTATGAGACATATGATTGCAGATCTTAAAGAAATTATTACTGAACTTATTCTATGTTTGTATAATAAAATTACTCAAGGATTATGTGGATTGATTGAATCCTTATTGCTTGCTGCATTACAACCAGAAAAGATAGAACAACAAGCAAGACAAAGCACAGATGATAGAAGAAAGAATCCTTATGTTCCAATGTGTTACGCTGAAGAAATTGTAGGACAAGCAATTTCTTTCAGTAAAAATGACATTACAGATGCAAACAATACTTTAATTAATAATGTGAATGCTTTTCTTGGGGATATTCAGGGGCAAATTTCTGGAGTGAATGGACCTTTCTCAGATATTACTTCATTGATTGGAAATATTGATGGAAGTATGACTTCTGCTTTAAGTTTTGAAAATCTTAAATTAAATTTATTTGGGTGTGAATTAAAACCAAATGTAGCAGTATCTGACTACTATACCTTTGCAAGAGGTGGTGCATCACAACCAGAACCCCAAACACCAAATCTTAAATCAGTTGAAGATATTGCAGCAAAAACAACATCAGTAACTCCAACCGCAGAGGTTCCTTATGTTGAACCAACAAAGGCAACTCCAGACGTAAATCTAAAGAGATAAATATGATTAAACTGGAATCCAAGAAAGATTATAATATAAATGTCTTTTAATATTTTTGGACCTTCTTCACAAGATGTAATTAAAGTTGGATACATTTCCACCGACAGGGGATTTGTTGAAGGTGTGTCTGTCTGTGAAGCTAATGATTATGCAAAATTAAATCCTGGAACTCGTTTTGTATTTAAGACCAGGAACTTTATTAAGTATCTAAACATCAATGAAGTTAATCAACTCACCCCAAACGATATAGTTTCTCAAGAGAATCCTTGTGGAGGAATTCAACTTGAATCTGAGTGTGGGCCCCCTCAAGTTTATTTTTATGGTGGTGGTGGAGTTGGTGTTCAGGGTAATCCAGTCATCGGTCAAGATGGTGCATTACTTGCGATTGACTTAGTTTCTGGTGGATTTGGATATCAATATGCACCGATTGTAGAAGTTAAAGATGGGTGCAATATTGGAGTTGGTGCAGTTACTCGTGCTGTCATTGGAGAAATTACGGAAACTGTCGAATTTTATGATCAAGAAGATGATTTTGAAGAGTATGAAATCTGTGAACCAACTGATGTTGGATATGGTTTAAGATATGATCCAAATGGAAAAGAACTTGGATCCTGGGATCCGACTCTTTATGCAAATTTATCCAAAGATCCGATTGCAAGGGAAATTAAAGAATATCAAGACTTTCTTCAGCAGTTACAAAATCCTTGGTGGAGTACAAGAAAAGAACCTCCTCTAAGATTAACTTCTGCAAATAAGGTTACAAGAACTAAGTTTAATGTTGATTATCCTGCTTGGAATGAATTTATGAATTCCTTTGCAGTGTCTCCTGTTTCACCATCAAATGTTCCAGGAAGTGATTTTGCAGGAATTCCTTTTACATTTGAATGGGAAGAAGAATTTCCCTATGATGGTGAATATGTTTTTAGAGGACTATGTGATAATAAAGCAGAGTTTTATTTGGATAATGTTAAAATAACAGATCTTAGATCTTTCAAAGATTCTCCTGAAGCAATCACAAAAACACTTAAAGCAGGTGTTCATAGAATTAGATTAGACTTATTGAATATTCCAATCAAAGAAAAAGTCATAAAGCAAGTTATAACACAACCACCCACCCCAAATCAAAAACCATTTAAAGTTACTGCTGCTTATTCTGGAGTAAAAAACCTAGTAAATAATTTTAAGGCAGGTATTTACAAAGTAAAAGTAGCATATGATCAAGTAACTGGTCCTTCTGGAATTGCTATTGAAATCAAAAATAAATCAAACGGCAAGGTAGTATTTGATAGTCTAAGAAACATTAATGGATCTAATGTTAAATTAATTCCGGTTACTTCTGGAGAATATGCTCTAAATGAATTCTCTAAAAATTCTGCAGAGAGTCAAATCTTTTTGCAAAGAAGTGGAGTTCTTCCTGAAAATGTAAAGGATAATACAACTACAAATATTGAATGGGCAAATGTATACATTAATGAAAGTGGAGATTATGAAATTTCTGCAAGTGTTGATGATCAAATGGTTCTTGAAGTATTAATTGCAAGTGCTTTACCTCTAGAAATTGCGCCACAACCTCCAAAAACATCAACATCAACATCATCACAAAATATACAATCAAGAAATATTTTTAATACTATTGATTACATCAATAGAGCAAATAGACAACTTTGGAGAATTGATCCAACAGCAGGAAGAGACTCTGGATTTATAAATCAATATGGAATTCTTCCCTTTGATCCTTCTTCTTCAGGAGCACAAGAAGAAAGTTATGTTGGAACCCATAGGATTGTTTGGGATAATTTAGACTTTCCAATTGATGGTAATTATAACATTGAAATAATGGTAGATGATAATGTGAATCTTACTTTTAGTGGACCAGGTGGAGATACTGTAATTACTAAGAGAGGATTTAGTAGTCCTGGAAGAAGCACAGGTAAAACTTTAGAAACAAAATTCTTCAAAGCAGGAAAATATAAACTGATTGCCGATTTGGAGCAAATTAATGTTGGTCCTTTGGCAAAAGGAAATCCAATGGCTCTTGCAATAAATGTTGAAACTTCATTTACTGAAGAAGAAGTTATCTCTGCAAAGTCTTGGAATGAAAATCCAATGGGAGTTGCATTAACAATTGATGCTCCAATGCCTCCAATTCCTCAAGAACCTATCATACAACAAGAGGGTAGATGCCCAAATAATCCAATTTGGACAACAAGATTTCCTAGTGGAAAGGAAAAGTGGTGGCCAGTTAAATATGTGAAAACTCCAGGAGAGGGACCAAGTTGGAGTCAATTTATGAATCGTTATGCGATTTCTCCAGTTCCTCCTTTATCAAAAAAAGGAAGTGATAGTGGTGGAGTTGTTTATAGGAATTCTTGGAATTTGGATATCCCTTATGACGGGTTTTATGCGCTTAAATCAACTGTTGATAATGCGGGTAGAATCTTAATTGATGATGTGCCGATTATGCAGGCAAATTATATACCAATAGAATTAAGAAATACTAGAGGTGGAAGTGGTGCTCAACAAAGAAGTGGCATTGCTGATATTGATGGTGGTAGAATTTTTAACTGGAGGGAAAATAATCCCAAACCAAAGAAAGTTTTTCTAACAAAAGGAAAACATACAATACAAGTTGAAGTTGAAAATGGAATCACAGAAACATTTGAATTTGTAGATAAGAAAATATTCAGTACAAAAGATTGGATTGTTAGTGCTCAAGGACCAAAAACAGTTGATATTGATTTTGAAGTTTTTGTTGGTGGTCAAATTGGAAAGGCAATTAGAATTGAAGAATTAGACATTGTAGTTAAGAAATCTTTTGATCAAACACCATATCCAAAAGAGAGATTTAAAAGAACGGTTGAATATGGAAAAGAATACACCGTAAAAATTACAGACTTTGATTACAAATCTTATAATCCTCCGGGAAAAATTCAATTAAAGTCTAGTGGAAGTCTTCTTCAACTTGAAGATTGGATTGAAAATCGTTTTGATGATTGTTATGTTAATGCAAGCATTGGAAAGTTTTTTGACATTAAAGGAGATACTTGCAAATTTGTTGTTACTTACAAACCACCAGCCACAACAAGTGGAACTTCAAAAAGTGGTGCTCTTTATGAAGGACCAACACCAATTGCAAATTACAGAGGCGATTTCATATCTCCACTTTTTGATGACGTAAATGCAATACCAAATGAAGAAGTTCAGGGAAATACTTGGATTTTCCGTTGGACTAATGTAGATTTTCCTGAAGATGGGCAATATACTTTAGAAGCAGAAGCAGATGATAATTTGATTGTTAAAGTTGATGGAGTAAAGGTTGGCGAATCAAAAGTATTTGAAGGTAGAAGAAAAACAAACTTTAATATTACTAAAGGAAAAAGAACCATTGAATTAGAACTCTCAAATATAAGAATACCTGATACTGGATTCCAACAAAACCCTGTTGTAGGATTTGCTCAAATTACTAAAAAAGTAAGTCAAGCAACAGGAGTTAGTAAACCTTGGACAGAAAACCCAATGGGTATTTCTGCAATTCTAATCCCCCCACCGTGTCCTAAGAGAATTAGAGGTAAAGGTGTTGTTACTGATGTGATTGTCGATGATCCAGGAAATGGATTTCCGCGCCCAGGAACAGGAGATTATCCAGTATCATTAAGACTTAAGAATGTTATTGTGGACGATACGGGTATCAATTACAGTTGCGGTATAGATCAAATCCAAATCACTCCAAGTAATGGTGCTGTTCTTGATTATGAATGTGATACTTTTGGTAGAATTGTAAATGTGAAAGTTTTAAATCCTGGTCTTGGATTTACAAGATATCCAGAGATTACTTTACCATCAGATACTGGAATCAATGCAACATTTAGACCACAGTTTGAAGTTGTAAGAGATCCAATTGTTACTGAACCACAAAAATTAATCCAGGTTACTGATTTGGTTGGACTCAAGCAAACTGGATATGTAGATGGTCGTGCATATTATGGTGCTGTCTTTTATAAAGAAGGTGTTCGTTATGCTGGATTCTATGAAACTCCAGGACAACTTGTACAAGTTTATGATACTCTTCAAGAAAGTATTGATGCTCAAGTCACTACGCCTCCATCTGCGATACAGAGACAAGGCACAGACGTTACCAGCAATAATCCAAGACTTAATCTCCCAGGCACTCCAGAAAATCTTGTCTAAATCTTGATTAAATACTTATTATCATATAGAAATTTATAAATGCCTCTTTCTGACGATTTTACAAGAGAAATTGAAAATCAATCTCAACAGGATTTTGGAAATCTTGATGACATTGTAAACAGATGTGCTGTTGATAGATTAGGTTCTACTGAAGGTGGAAATCTAAGCACAAATCCATCAGACACAGCAAAGCAGAATTACACTGCAATTCGTTATGGAAACGATCACGGTTCTATCAGCTTTGGTCATATTCACGAAAAAGCAGATGTAACCGCAGCGGTCATTCTTCAGACACCTGATGGAAGACACCAACTTTCTATGGACAAGGATGGTCCAAGAAAGGGATGGACGACACTTACAGCACCTGGAAATATTCAGATGGAAGCTGGAAGTGATAATCAAGAGGCACAAGACACCTTGATGATTAATTCAAAAAATGGTAATATACTTATTGTTGCATCTAATGGTAAAATTAGATTAGAGGGAACTGATATTGAATTAATTGCTACTGGTGAGGGTGGAAGTAAAGGAAATATCCGAATGACTGCATCCGAAAACATCAGTGCAGACTCAAAGAAGTTTCTAGTTAATGCTTCGGCATCATATAAAATCTGCACTCCTGGAACTGGAGAAATAATTTCAAATGGAGTTCTAAAAATGTATGGATCTATTATTCAAGGAGTCACTGATGCCTGTGCAAAAAAAGATTCAAAAGTAGGCGGTCAAAATTTTCAAAGAAAAAATAATCAAATTTAAGGAGATTATAAATGAGTTTTACCCAAGACGATGTAAATGTAGGAGGACAGCTTAAAGTGGGAACGGGTATTGTTCCCGCAATTAAAGAGGGTGATCAAAAGATTAATGGATCTGCTTTTATAGAAGGTCCTGCAGTTTTTGGAAGTCCAACACACTTTCCAACAGCATATGCAACTGTAAACATTGGACCTCTTACAAACAGTGATCCAGACACTGTTCCTCCTTTTGTTCCAGGATCTTTATGTTTACCTGTAAGTAATCCCTATGCATTATGTGTCTCAGACAATGCTGCAATTATGGGAAATCTTGATGTGAATTTTAGGATTCAAGCAGGTGGAGACTTAACAGTTTCTGGTAATGTAATTTCTAACTGTGGTGGACATATTCTTGCAGCAAAGAAAAACTTTGATATTCCTCACCCAACAAAAGATGGATGGAGACTTCGCCATACCTGCCCCGAAGGACCATCCAATGATGTTTATGTAAGGGGTAAGGTTCTTAACAGAACTGAAATTGAACTTCCACAATACTGGAAGAAACTTGTTGATTTTACGACGATTACTGTGTCTCTTACACCAATTGGAGCACATCAAGATGTAATCGTGAAAAGAATTGATGAAGAGAAAGTCTATCTTCAATCAAGAAGTGGAATTCCTATTCATTGTTTCTATCATATTTTTGGAACACGCGCTGATGGTGAACGATTGATCCCAGAATATGAAGGAGAAAGTCCAGCAGATTATCCAGGAAACAATAACGAATATTCAGTTTCTGGATATCATTATGACGTTAGAAAAGGAGAGTAAAAATGCCAGCACCAGGACAACCAGAAAATGTAGAATTTCCAGGAGAATTTATACCATCTGCAAGTGGAAAAAACTGCGATAAATTTGCGGGCGGATGGGGTCTTGCAATGAATGACTATGAATATATCTGGTATGCAAATGCAGATGAAAGTCGTTATCCAGCAGATGCTTGTAGACCTTATTATCATCGGTCTGCACAGATTGATAATTTTAAAGTGAATACTTTACTTGATGGTGGAGGAAGTATTGTAATGGGAGGAAACGTAAGCTCAAATGGTGGAGCACACGTTCTTTCAAATAAAAAAAATCTTCCATTTGATATGCCCCATCCTAATAAACCAGGATGGAGACTTCGCCACGTTTGTATTGAAGGACCAGAAATTGCTGTTTATTGTAGGGGTAAAGTATCTCAAGATGGAATTATTAATCTTCCATCTTTTTGGGAAGGTCTCATAAATCCAGAAGATATTACAATCAATTTAACTCCTATTGGTTCCTGGCAAGAATTATTTGTTAAGGAAATTCGCTGGGGTAAGCAAATTGTTGTTCGTAACAATGCTGGTGGAGCAATCAATGCAGATTATCATATTATTGCTCGTCGTCTTGATGATGATTTGGTGGTAGAATATGAAGGAAAAACTCACGAAGATTATCCAAATGGTAATGAAGGATATTCATTTAACTTTGAACACAATTATGTGAAGAACTTAATTCAAGAGACCGTCCGCGAATATCTTGACAACCAACCCTGACCGTGCTATGATAATCCAGTAATCAACAAACGAACCGAATGCAAGACGAGTACCTGACACGATGCGTAGTTGACCCAGTAAAGAGAACCGTGTATCTGTATTCTAATGAGGGGGCAGAAAAGCAAGTGTCCTGTGAAACGGTTGAAGAGTTTATGAACGTGTTAGACTTTGTTCGCAACACCGTGGACGAAACAAAACTCTCATACGCAAATCCACTTTGAAATCCCCAAAGGGGTCTAAAAATTTCCGGCAAAAATTTTACGCACGATACTTTTTTGAAAGTATGTATCCATTTAAAATCAATCTAACAAATCTTTGGGAACCTCCTGTGAAAACAACGTCACAAAATGTTGAAGAGGCAAATGAAGGTTTGTTTTATTCTAAAATGACTCTTCCTGCTGCAGCAAAACACTGTGGTATGACACAAAAAGAAATGAAGTTGACATTCTATGAGTATTTGAAGTATCATCCAAGAAACTATCAAGGATGATTTTTATGCCTGTGTAGCCCAGCGGAAGAGGCAAAGGTCTTAAAAACCTTCAAGCGTGAGTTCGAATCTCACCACAGGTATTAGAGTTCACACTCTAAATAAACAAAAGTAGGAGTAGATCCTATGAAGTACAGAATCGATACGGCATATTGCTGGTACAATCGAGGAACTCAAATTGTTCTAATGTACTTTATAAATCATATTCCATTTACTTTTGATGAACTTCCCGACTGTGCAATGCAAGATTTGGAAGTTATTCACTTAGCAGACCAACAATTAAGATACGAACCAGAAGATTTGTATCGAACATCATTCTATTTGATTGATGAGGAGTGCCATCCAATGTTATTTGACGTTGAACTGGAAAATCCTGAAATGTTGCCTGTTGATTAATTTGCCCTTGTAGCTCAGTGGTAGAGCAATGGTTTTGTAAACCATCGGTCGTCTGTTCAAATCAGATCGGGGGCTTGAGTTTTTATCACAACTCTTATGTCTTTACTCTCACAAAAAGATCGCAAACTTGTCATTGAAGCATTAGAATATTATCGTGATGACACATTAAGAAAAGAAGAAGCATTTAAAGAACTTAAAGAAGTGTATCGAGACTTGCCAGATGTAGAAGTTAATAATTCCTTTATGATGGAATTGAATGCTCTTATAAATTGGATTAAACTGGAGCATTTTAAGAATGAAGATTAATCTTTGGTATTGTAAAGAAATGAGCCAGTGGAGATGGGTATTAACTCAAGATTCCCGTCCAGTGATAAGACAAGAATCGGGACAACAACCAGATCTTCGTGTAGCTATGAATGACATTGCAAATACTGTAGAATATATTTTGGAATCCAAACAAAACTAAGCACAAATACTTAATGAAATCTGATTTTTATATAGATAAGGTGTGTAAAGAGGAAATCAAAAACCTTCTTTATACTCATCATTATCTTAAAGACGAATCAAAAGATTTTAAAAGTGGATACAACTACGGTTTATTCAAATCCAATATTTGTGATTTTTTGCACGTTGGTAACTGTCTCGCTGCTTGCGTCTTTACTAAGATCCCCGTCCCAGAAATAGCGGTCGGGGCATTTGGTCTAGATCGTGATCAGCAAGATGGATTATACGAACTTTCAAGATTATGTGTCGATCCAGATATACAAAAAGAAGAATATAATATCACATCCTGGTTCTTAAGTCGTTGCATACGGAGGTTTAAAAAAGATGCAAATGTTTCTGCTATTCTTAGCTACGCTGATTCTACTCGCCACAACGGAATTATCTACCGCGCTTGTAATTTCAAGTATTATGGGTTAACAGACCCAAAAAAAGATTTTTATTATGCTGATGGAACCAAACATTCAAGAGGTTCTGTGAAAGGTGTAGAGGGTGAATGGAGGGAAAGAAGTCGCAAGCATAGATACTTAATGATTTTTGATAAAGAATTAGAAAAAAGGTTGACGTGGAAGGAAGAGAAGTGGTATAATAATCAAGGTGATACTTAACCAAACTCCTTCCGTGTGACTTCAGAACCACCTTCGGGTGGTTTTGTTGTATGATAAATAATCTATAACGGAAACTATAAGCACTAATAAAATGGGTCTTTCAAGATTAGATAATTTTTTGAAGTCTGTAAGAGGAACAATTCTCTACGTTGATCCAAACTCTCTTGATTCAACTGATAGTATTGAAAACACGGGAAATTCACTAACTCGTCCATTTAAAACGATTCAACGTGCTCTCATTGAAGCATCAAGATTTTCATATCAGAGGGGACTGAACAATGATAGATTTGGAAAGACCACAATTCTTTTATATCCTGGAGATCACATTGTAGATAACCGTCCTGGATGGATTCCTGATGGATCAAATAATTTTAAATTAAGAGATGGAACAACTTCAAACGATTTTCCACCTTTTGATTTAACAAGTAACTTTGATGTTACAACATCAAGCAATACTCTCTATAAATTGAATAGTATTCACGGTGGAGTGATTGTTCCTCGTGGCACATCAATTGTCGGATTGGATCTTCGTAAAACAAAAATTCGTCCAAAATATGTACCAGATCCAACAAATGATAATATAGAAAGATCTACAATTTTCCGTGTAACTGGTGGATGTTATTTTTGGCAATTTTCAATTTTTGATGCTGATCCAAACGGACAATGTTTTATTGATTATACTACTAACCTATTTGTCCCTAATTTTTCTCACCACAAATTAACGTGCTTTGAGTATGCTGATGGTACAAATGATGTAAGTATTGATGATACTTTTATTGGCAATTATACGACAGATCGTACAGATTTGGATATGTATTATGAAAAAGTTGGACTTGCTTATGGTCAATCATCTGGTCGTGCAATTGAACCTGATTATCCAAGTTCCAGTCTAGATATTCAACCAAAAATTGATGAATATCGTATTGTTGGACCTACTGGTGGTGAAGTTGGAATTACGAGCATTAAATCTGGTGATGGGGTAACATCATCAACAACAATTACTGTTACTACTGCATCTGTAGTATCAGGTTTGGATGTTGATACTGCATTTAGAATTCGTAATGTCTCCGAGTCAACTTATAATGGACAGTTTGTTGTTACTGAAAGAGTAGATGATACTAATTTCAAATATCAAGTTCAAAATACTCCAATTCTTGCACTTCCGAGTGTAACTAATGCATCACTGACTTTATCATCAGATACTGTTACTTCTGCATCACCCTATATTTTTAATATTTCTTTGCGATCTGTGTATGGAATGTGTGGTGTTCTTGCTGATGGTGATAAGGCAAGTGGATTTAAATCAATGGTCATTGCTCAATTTACTGGAATTGGTCTTCAAAAGGATGATAATGCTTTTGTTCTCTACAATTCAGCAACAGGTGAATATGATGATAGTACCAAACCTGGAAATGAAACTATAAGTAACAATTCAAGAGCAATCTTTAAACCATCTTATCGTAACTTCCATATTAAGACTATCAATGAAGCGTTCATTCAAAACGTTTCTATTTTTGCAATCGGATATGCAGAGCATTTTTCAACTGATAGTGGTGGTGATCAGTCTGTTACAAACTCCAATTCTAACTTTGGATCAAAAGCACTAGTTGCATCGGGATTTAGAAAAAATGCATTCCCTCAAGATGATTTTGGATATATTACTCATATTATTCCTCCTAAAGAATTACCTCTCACGGAAACAGCAATTGAATTTAATGCAATTGATGTAAACAAAACTGTTGGTGTTGCGTCTACGGGAAATCTTTATCTTTATAATCAAACCAACGCAGATATTCCACCCGAAAATGTATTGGAAGGATATCGTATTGGTGCAAGAGAAAATGATGCACTGAAAGTTTTAATTTCATCAAGTGGATCTTCTGCTGAATACAGTGCTCGTATTGTAATGTCTGGGTCCCAATCCAGCTCTGAAAAGAAATTTACTGTCGCAAGGATTGGAACTGCAAATAATGTTACTAATGGAAACACTTTAAATCTTACTAGTAATCATACATTTTATAGTGGAGAGTCTGTAAGAATTTTAAGTGATAATGGACAATTGCCTGATGGAATTGTGCCAAATACTGTTTATTATGCGATCACAAACACTGTAGATGGTACATTATCAACAAGTCAAATCAAACTTGCGAAAACTGAAACAGATTCTACTCTTGCATCAAATGCAATTTCAATTAACGATAGGGGTGGAATTTTATCTATTGTGAGTAGAGTTACTGATAAAAACTCTGGAGATCTTGGGCATCCAATTCAATATGATAGTACAAATGGACAATGGTATATTCAAGTTGCTACTGCATCTACCGAGAATAATATCTATTCCACAATCGTAGGACTTGGATCAACATCACTTGGAGCAGCAACACCAAGAACTTATATTAAACGTAAACAAGATAATCGCACAACAAATGATACTCTTTATCGTGTTAGATATGTAATTCCAAAGAGCACTGGAGCAATTGTAGCAAGACCTCCAGTTGATGCATTTATTATTCAGGAATCTAATACTTCTATCGGACAAATAGACGAAGAAATTGAAACATATTTTGGAAATTTTGGAAGTGGATATCTGTTAAATGTAAATGAACAAAGAAATTTTAGATTCATTGCAAATGCGGAATGGTCATCAAACATTGCAAAAATTACTACAGAACTTCCTCATAATCTTTCTGTTGGATCTAAGGTTGAACTTGTAAATATTAAAAGTTCAAATAATTTAGTGGGAATTGCAAACTCTGGATTTAATGGGACATTTGATGTTATTGGAATCAGTAGTGCAAAGCAATTTAATGTTAATATTCCAAGTATAGTTGGTCCCGGAACATTTTCAAACAATACTTCAGCAAGAACAACTTCTCTTCCATATTTTAAGAGAAAGCAATACAAAGAAACTTATTACATCTATAGAACACAAGAATCTCAAAAGTATGTTGCGGGACAGCAAGATGGAGTTTACTATATTACAATATTGAATGCGTCTAACAGTCCAACTGTTGCACCATTTACGGAAGAAAAATTTTCTCAACCAGTCAAAGAACTTTATCCACAAGTTAATCGTGATAATCCAAAATCAGATCCTGATGAAACAATCTGTGCTGCATCATCATCTCTAATCGGAGAGGTTGTGGTTAATGATGTTCGTAACAGCATTACTAAAGAAACGATTGGTAAGTTTTTAAAAGATTCTGATGTTGGTGTTGGTTTAACTGATATTGTTTCTAGTATTGGCAATACATCTCATACTATTCATACAAATATTGATCACGGACTGAACCGTATCACAAGACTCACTCTTACAACTGCAGGTGCTGGTTATGGATCTGGTACTGCAGGTGATCTCTACAATGCAAAACTTGTTGGATTTGCGGGATCAATTACTGGTGAACACGCAACAGCAAAAATCACAGTAGATGGATCTGGAACCATTACTGATGTGAAGATTATGGATGGTGGATCTGCATATGGTATTGGAAATACTCTTGCAGTTGTTGGTGTTGGTACAACCACTGGATACACTCAAGCAGTTGTAACCGTCACGGGTGTTTATGATAATGTTGGAGATACTGTAAGAATTTCTGGTGTTTCTTCAGAAGTATATGCTCCATTTAATGATGTTTATAGAATTACAAATGTTCAAGTTGGAGCAGCAAAGAGTTTTATTATAACTTCAACCAGTGCCATTGGAGTTGGAACTACTACAGGAATTGGTGCAACAGATACATCAAATGCATATGTCTATCTAACTGGAGAAGCAATTCGTATCAGTGCTTTTTCATATGATAATACAACAGGAATTGCTCTGGTAACATCAATCAATAATCACGGATTAAAAGTTGATAGTAAAGTTCGTATTGTTGGTGCAAATGAAAGTTTATATAATGGAGATTTTGTTGTTACTGAAAATGTAAATAACACATCTTTTAAAATTAATATTGGAGTGTCTGCAAATGCCCCAACAGCAACAGGAAATCTCTTTGCATATCGTGAAGGTATAACATCCAATGATGGTGTCATTACTGTGGATAATGAAAATCTGAATGGTAGAATGTCTACCATTTATGCGGGAATTACTACTACACTTTCAAGTCCCATTATCAATGCAACGACTGATCAAATTAACTTAACATCAGTTTCTAGTCTTGATGTCAATATTGGTGATTATTTGATGATTGATGATGAAATAATGCGGGTTAGGGCAACAACTTCTACAAGTAGCATTGTTGGTGCTACGAATCCAATTACAGTTTTTCGTGGTATTCTTGGAAGTAAAGCAGCAACTCATTCTGTTGGAGCAGTTGTAAGAAAGATTGAAATTAAACCCATTGAATTAAGAAGACACTCAATCATTCGTGCTTCTGGGCATACATTTGAATATGTTGGATTTGGTCCTGGTAACTATTCAACTGCATTCCCAGACAAGCAAGATCGTCAAATTTCTCCACAAGAAGAACTTCTCTCACAGTCCACAAGAAAGAATGGTGGTATCAACTTCTACACAGGAATGAATGATAAGGGTATTTCATATGCAGGTAACAAGAAGTTAAGTACAGTTACTGGATTAGAAGAAATTTTTGATACCCCAATTCAAACGATTACTGGTGAAGATATTGGAACTCAACAGGGATTAAATGTTATTACCCCAACGGAGGGATCCTTTACACGTTCAATTCGTGTTGAAGGTGGATCTGATGGTAAAGCAACATCAGAATTTAATGGACCAGTAATCTTCAGTAACAAGGTAACCTCTACTTCAACAAGAGGTATTGAAGCATTTTCATTGTTCTTGCAGGGAGATTCAACTGTTTCTAGAAAGTATACAGTTGGAATTGCAACACCAGCTCTTGCAGGAAATCCAGGAGATATCATTTATCTTGATAACCCAACTGCTGGTGGTTATGTTGGTTGGATTTATACAAATGATAATGATTGGTATCGTTTCGGTGCAATCAGTCTTTCCAAGACATTGAATATTGGTCTCTTTGATCAAGTTGGAATTGCAACAACTTCACCGGGGACTGCAAAACTTCTGGTTGGATCAGGAACAACTCAATTCTCTGTTGATGAAAATGGAGTTGGTATTGGAACAACAGCAAATACCTTCAAGTTACACGTCAATGG